GGCCGAATAGCCGTCCGGTCCCCCGCACGGGCCGTGGCGCCCGGCGCCGGCCCCCGGGGTGCGGCCCGACCGACGCCTGCACGCATCAAGATAGGCGTTCATCCGCCCGCTGGGAAGGGCTCTCGGGCAAAACCCGCTCTCGCGCCCGCTGATGGCCTTTGGCGGCCTGAGGGGCTCATCCCCGCCAAAATCTTTTAAACGCGTTTTTAAACGCACTCACGGGCCTTGAGTTCGGTGTTTGAGAGCAATCCGGCGGTGCGCGCGGGGGGTGGAAGGGCGGAAGGGCTTCCGCCTGACGGGTTCGGGTTGGCGATCCTACTGTCGCCGACATCGCCCGCGAGGGCAACCCGCAACCCGGAAGACGGAACGCGCACATGGCATCCAAGCTGGGCACCCGCCTGAAGCAGCTCCGCGACGAGAGGGCGTTGACCACCGCCGACCTGGCGCGGGCCGCCGGAATCGACGAGAGCACCATGACCGCCATCCTGGGCGGCGATATCGAGCGCCCGCCGAACGAGCGCCTGCGCGGCCTCGCCGACCTGCTCGATGTGTCCTTCGACAGCCTGCTGCAGCTCGTGCCGGCGGACCGTCGCGAGGCGGAGCGCGACGCGGAACGCGGCGAGGCCGCCGCCGGCTGCATGCTGGATCTGGCGACCTGGTCCAAGGCGGGGGCCGCCGGCGAGGCGCTGCCCAGCGAGATCCTGCTGATCCCCGCCGGCGAAGTGAAGACCCGGCCGCACGACGGCCGCGCGCCCTGGACGAACGCCAACCCCGAGGCCGTGGTCGCGGCCACCAAGGCGCTCCAGGCGCCGCTGCCGATCGACTACGACCACGCCAGCGAGAAGGCTGCCGCCAGCGGCAATCCGGCGCCGGCGGCTGGCTGGATCGACGAGGTCTTCACGCGTGACGGCGCGGTCTGGGGGAACGTCTCCTGGACCGATCGCGCCAAGGCGCACCTCTCGGCCCGCGAGTACCGCTTCTTCTCGCCCACCTTCTGGTTCGACCGCACCACACGGACGATCAAGCGCCTGGTGGGTGGCGCGCTCACCAACGACCCGGCCTTTTTCATGAAGGCCATCGCCTCTGCCGAAGGAGACACCATGGACGAGGAACAGCGCCAGGTCCTGGCCGCCAAGCTGGGATTGAAGGCCACGGCAACGGTGACCGAGATCGCCGCCGCCGTCGGCCAGTTGCAGGAGAAGACGCAGGCCGCCGCCGGGCCCGGCACCGATCTCGCGGCCGTCGCCAAGGCTGCCGGGCTGGGCGCGGAGGCCACCGCCGAGGACGTCGCCCGCAAGGTGGGCGAGCTGGCGTCGGCCGCCGCCGACGGCGGCACGCCCGACCCCGCGCAGTTCGTGCCGATCAGCGAGCATCGCGCGCTGGCCTCGCGCATCGAGGCCCTGGAGACGGCCGAGGCCGAGAGCAAGGCCGCGGCGGCCGTGGACGAGGCCGTCAAGGCCGGGAAGGTCACCCCGGCCGGCCGCGACTGGGCTCTGGCCTACGCCGCCAAGGACCCGGAGGGCTTCCGCCAGTTCGTGGCCGCGCAGCCCGCGATCGTCAAGGACGGCGCCCTGGTGCCCGGCCTGACCCCGCCGGACGCCGCCGGCAGCGGACTGAGCCCGGAGGAAAAGGCCGTCGCGGCCTCCATGGGGCTCAGCGAGGAGGCGTACCTGAAGTCCAAGAAGCAGCTTGAGGAGAAGGCCCAGTGACCGCGCTCACCCAGGACCGCAACACCCCGTACCGGCAGGGCGACATCTTCACCCATCCGGTGGCGGCGGCGGCCAGGATCTTTGTCGGCGCGCTGGTCGCGCTCGACGCCAACGGCTTCGCCGCGCCGGGCAGCACCGCCACCGGCCTGACCGCTCTCGGCGTCGCGTGGTCGCGGGCGGACAACGGTGGCGGCGCCGACGGCGACATCACCGTGCGGGTGCGCCGCGGGGTCTTCCGCTTCGCCAACGCCGGCACGGACACCATCGACCGCACCCACATCGGCGGCACGGCCTACATCGTCGACGACCAGACCGTGGCCGCCAACGACGGCGCCGGCACCCGCTCGGCCGCCGGCACCATCCGCGACGTGGACGCCCAGGGCGTCTGGGTCGAGATCTAAGGAGCCCCGGCATGCTGTTGAATTCGACCAACCTGCGCACGCTGTACACCGCGTTCAACGCGGCGTTCCAGCGCGGCCTGGGCCAGCACGAGGCGCAGTGGAATGCCGTGGCCACGCGCGTGACCTCGTCCACCCGGAGCGAGGAATACGGCTGGCTCGGCAAGTTCCCCAACGTCCGTGAATGGATCGGCGAGCGCGTCGTCCACCAGGTCGCGGCGCACGACTACGAGATCAAGAACCGCGAGTTCGAGCAGACGATCTCGGTCGGCCGCCCCGACATCGAGGACGACCGCCAGGGCATCTACGCCCCGCTGTTCGAGGAAATGGGCCTCGCCACCGCCGCGCACCCCGACCAGCTCGTCTTCGGGCTGCTGAAGGACGGCTTCACGAAGCCCGCCTATGACGGCCAGAACTTCTTCGACACCGACCATCCGGTGCTGGACGAGACCGGCGAGGAAGTCTCGGTCGCCAACACTGACGGAGGCACCGGCACGCCCTGGTTCCTGATCGACGACAGCCGGGCGCTGAAGCCGATCATCTATCAGGTCCGCCGCGAGTTCGACCTGACCGCGCTCGACAACCCGGACGATCCCAACGTCTTCCACAAGAACGAGTTCGTCTACGGCACCTACGGCCGGTCCAACGTCGGCTTCGCCTTCTGGCAGACCGCCTGGGGCAGCAAGCAGACCCTCGACAAGACGAGCTACGCCGCCGCGCGCGAGGCCCTGATGGGCATGAAGGGCGATTACGGCCGTCCGCTCGGCATCCGCCCGCGCGTCCTGGTGGTCCCGCCCGCCCTGGAGGGCCAGGCGCTGGAGATCCTCAATGCCGAGCGCGACGCCGCCGGCGCCACCAACGTCTACCGCAACACGGCGCGCCTCGTGGTCGTGCCGTGGCTGGCCTAAGGCCGGCGGCGAGAGAGCTTGACTCGCGCGCCGGCGGTCTTAGCCCGCGCGGCGCCTGAGCGTCACGAACGGCAAAAGGGGGACCGCATGGCCGACAAGCCCAGCCGCATCACCGTCACCGCCCGACCGGCGCGCGGCTTCCGCCGTGCCAGGCGTCACTGGCCGCCCGCGCCAACAACCGTCGATGCCGCCCAGTTCACGGGCGAGCAGCTCGGCGCGCTCCGGGCGGAACCGAACCTGGTCGTCACCGAGACGGGCCTGGACGAGGACCAAGCCGCAAGTAAGAACAACAAGTCGGGCACGTAATACCTGGGAGGGGTCCGTGCACCTGGGTGCGGACCCCGCAGCAAGACGCAAAGCTCAAGGGGAGCGGCCGTCCGGTGTGCCCGTCCGGTAGCAGCGCGGGAAACCGGACCCAGACAGGGCGAAGCCGCGTCGGCGGCCCTCCCCACCAGGAGCAGCCACAAGGGAGCCTCGATGGCCTACGTCACCGAACAAGAGATGATCGACCGCTTCGGCGAGGACACCCTGCGCCAGCTCGCCGACCGCGACGGCGACGGCGGGATCGACGCGGCGGTGCTCCAGGCGACGATCGATGACGCGACCGCGCTGATCGACGGCTACCTCCTCACCCGTCACGCCCTGCCGCTGCCCACCGTGCCGGACCTGCTGCGCCAGGTGGCCGCCAAAATCGCCTTTCGGCAGCTCCATGTCCACGGCGCGCCGGACGAGGTCGAAGCGATGGCCCGCGAGGCCGAGCGCACGCTGAGCCGGATCGCCAAGGGCGAGATCGTCCTGGACGTGGACGGCGGCGGCGCACCGGCGGGCGGCGCGGAGAGCCCGCCGGCCTTCGAGGGGGCCGAACGCCTGTTTTCGCGCGACAAGCTGGGCGGGTTCTGATGGCGGCCGGCTTCGAGATCACCGTCGACGACGCGCGCGCGAATCGCGCCCTGGCCGCGCTGGCCGACGCCGGCACGGACCTGGCGCCGGTGATGGACGAGATCGGCGCCATGCTGGTGGCCGCGACCCTGGACCGCTTCGAGCGCGGCGTCGCACCCAACGGCACGCCCTGGAAGCCCAGCGGCCGGGCCCAGCGCGAAGGCGGGCAGACCCTGGTCGATAGCGCCCGGCTGCGCGACAGCATCACGCACGACTTCGACGCCCGTTCCGTCACCGTCGGCACCAACGTGGTCTATGCGGCGATCCATCAGCTAGGCGGCACGATCCGGCCGAAGTCCGGGCAATTCCTGAAGTTCCCCGGTCCCGACGGGGCGCCGGTCTTCGCGCGGCAGGTCGAGATCCCGGCCCGGCCGTTCCTGGGCATCTCCGACGGCGACGCGGCCGAGATCGGCGACATCGTCGCCGACCACCTTCGGGAGGCGTTCAGATGAGTCTCCTAAGCCTCGTTGAAGACCGTTTGAACGCCCAGGCCACGCCGCCGCTCCAGCAGGTCGAGGGCGCGGCCAGTTTCGCCGCCCTAACCGAAGCGCAGGCGAAGCCGGTCCCCGCGCGCCAACCCGCCGCCTGGGTGATCCCGGTGGCCGAGCGCGGCGAGACCGGCCAGGCCCGCCTGGTCGGCGCCACCCGCCAGCGCATCGCCCTGCGCGTCGGCGTCGTCATCGCCAAGAGCCACGCCGGCGATCGCAGCGGCGACCGCGCCAGCCGCGAGATGGAGCCGATCGCCCGGGCCGTGCGCGACGCTCTCTTCGGCTGGGCGCCGCCCACCGACCCGCCCGGGGGCTTCGACACCGTGGTCTACACCGGCGGCCGGCTGCTCGCCTTCCGCGACGGCTACGCCTGGTGGCTGGCCGAGTTCGAGACCAGCGAGTCGATCTACCGCAAACGAGGAGAGTCTTGATGTCCGGTGGACGTTACATCCGGCACGCCGGGGGCGGCTACACCCACGAGTCGCCGACCCGCACCCCGAGCCGCGCCGAGGCACGCAAGCAGGCCGCGCCCGCCCCACCAAGGCGCTCAGGCGCCGCGCGGGCTGGACCGAGGCGCTCAGGCGCCGCGCGGGCTGGACCAAGGCGCTCAGGCGCCGCGCGGGCTGGGGAAGCGGTCGAGGGCCTCTATCTGCCCGCCGACCGGCCAACGGACGACGGCGAGGCGCTGCGCGCGGTGAACGACGCGATCGCGGCGGTCCTGGCCGACATCTCGGCGGGCCGCACGCCCGCCGAGGCGCGCACCCAGGACGGCCGCCCCAGGACCAGCGCACTTGAGGCGGTCCTTGGCTGGTCCGTCACGGCCGAGGACCGCGACCGCGCCTGGGCCGCGTTCAAGGCGCCACCCCGGAGGTGGACGCCCCCGGCGGTCGACACCGATCTCCAGACAGAGGAGTAAGCCATGTCGCTGAACTGGCGTGAACGCGTGCTGCTGCTTCAGCACGAAGACACCTACGGCGAACTGCCCAGCCCCTGGGCGCCGGCGCACGCCGTCCTGGCCAAGGATCTCCAGATCACGCCGCTTGCCGGCGACCGGATCAACCGGGATCTCGTCCGCCCCTTCCTGGGCGCACAGGAAAGCGCGATGGTCAACAAGCGGGTCGAGGCGAGCTTCCGCCTGGATGCCGTCGCGGCCGGCGTAACCGCGCTAGACGCCGGCACGGCGCCGCCGCACTCGGCCCTGACCCGGGCGGCGGGCCTGGCCGAGACCATCGTCGGCCCCGACGCGACCATCCAGGCCTCGCCGCCGACGCCCGATCCCGACAACGCGCCGACGGGCAGCTTCACCTACACCGCCGGCGATCCGTACCAGGGCGTGCTGGACCGCACCGTGACCCTGGAATGCACCGCGCCGGGCGCGTCCGGCGTGGCGGAGTTCACCGTCTCCGCGCCGGCGACGCGGCACCTGACGGCCCATAATGAGACCGGCGTGGTGATGACCGACGCCCAGCCCTTCCCGCTGCCGGGCGGCGCCACCATTGAGCCCACGGTGGGCACCGACTTCGCGGTCGGGGACACCTTCACGATCGACCTGACCGCGCCCGGCACTTTCTACATGCCGGTGTCGAATAACTTCGACAGCGCCCATGCCTTCGTGCAGCTGGACCGCAACCGTCACCCGATGGCGGGCCTTCGGTCAAACTTCGGCTTCAACCTGGAGGCCAACAACTACCTGGACTTTATCTACAACGTCGTCGCCCTGTTCGGCGAACCGACCTCCGAAGGGCCGCAGTCCGTGGACTTCTCCGCCTTCCAGGACCCGATTCCGGTTGAGGATGTGTCCACGCCCTGGTTCGCGATCGACGGGATCGAATTCCCGCTGCGCAGCTGGTCGGTGGACCTGGGGCAGAGCGTCAACAAGCGCTCGCTCGTCGGTCAGAACACCGTCGAGATCACCGACCGCCAGTCGAACTCCAACTCCGTGACCATCGAGGCCCCGGACGTGGCCACGAAGAACTTCTTCGCGGACATCGCGGCCAACAACGCGACAGTTGCCGTCGAGGTCATCCACGGCCTGAACCGGGGCGAGACCGTGCACCTCTCCGCGCCCCGGGCCGAGTTGGCCAATCCCCGCTACAGCGAGGAGCAGGGCGTGGCGATGCTGCAACTCGACATGAACCTGCTGCCCACCGACGCCGGCAACGACGAGCTGAAGATCGGAATCAAGTAATGCCAAGGCGCGATGATCGTCATGCATCGCGCCTTGGCCCAGCCCGCGCGGCGCTTGAGCGTCCGGATTTGACCCGCGCGGCGCCTGAGCGTCCGCGGCCCGCACTGGCATAAGGGAGCTGTGATCCGTGAGCGAGATCGCCTTCGACTTCGACGCCCCGGCCGAAATCTGGTGGCCGGTCCTCATCAATATTCCGGCCGACGGTGGGGTCCTGCGGGAACACCGCGTCGAGATGCTGTTGGCCTACGAAGACGAGCCCGCGATCCTGGCCGACATCAAGCCCGGCTCGGCCAGCGGCCACTTTCCGCCCGCGGACGCGCTCTGCACCGAGAGCGACCGGCTCTATCACAAGGTCCGCGACTGGAAGAACGTGCGCAGCGCGGACGGCCGGGAGTTGCCCTGCGACGACGAGGTCAAGCCCCTGCTGCTGCGACGGGCCAACGTCCGCGCCGGGGTCTGGCAGGCGATCCTGCAAATGGCGAAGGGCGCGCCGGCAAAAAACTCCGAGACGCCGCGCGCCTCTGGGCCCGCGGCGGACGGCGGCGCGCACAAGAGCCGGAAGAAAGCGCCGAAGAAGAAAGCGTCGAAGACCAACTGAGCGCCTGGGGCGCCTCGTCCGAGGTGGTGGCGGCGTATCTGTCCGCGCCCCAGGGAGACAGGCGGGGCGCCACGCATCGGAACGGCCCCCTGCCCATCCTGCCCTGCAACGCGGAGATCGTCCGGGTGTTCCTCTCCTGCCAGACCCAGTGGTGCTATGCCGGCCAATCGGCCGCGCCGGTCAGCCTGGACTACGGCCGGGTCGAGGCGGTGCTGCGCATGCTCGCCATCAAGAAGAAGCGCCGCCCGGCGATCTTCCAGGGCCTGCGGATCATGGAAGCGGCGGCGCTCAAGGTCCTCCAGGAGCAGCACAGCCAGGCCCTCAAGCGCGCCACGGGGCGCGGGAGGTAGGCCGTGGCCGAAGACGTCGTCGTCGGCATTACCCTCACCGCGGACAACCAGGGCTTCCGCGGCGAGATGCGGCTCTCCCAGCAGGAGCTGGAGCGCTTCGGCCGCGGCAGCCGCGAGGCCAGCGAGGCCGTGCGCCAATCCGGCCGCCAAGCCGAACGCGCCAGCACAAACTACGAGGATCTGCGCGAGACCTGGGTAGGTGCCGGATCGCAGGCGCAGGTGCTGCTACGCGCGGTGCAGGCGCTGGGCGTCGGCCTCGGCATCCGCGAGGTGATCCAGTACGCGAACACGTGGCGCAGCGCGGGCAACGCGCTGCGCGTGGTCCAGGGCGAGACCGGCAACGTCGCCGGCACGACCCAGCAGCTGTTCGAGATTGCCCAGCGCACGCGCACCGAGTTTTCGGCCAATGTCCAGCTCTTCCAGCGCCTTTCGATCGCGGCGCAGGAATTGGGGCGCGATCAGGCCGACCTGCTCCGTTTCACCGAAGGCGTGGGCCAGGCGATCGCGGTGTCCGGCGGCAACGCGCAGGACGCCAGCGGGGCGCTGTTGCAGCTCTCGCAGGCGATCGGCGGCACCGTCGTTCGCGCCGAGGAGTTCACCTCGATCCTGCAGGGGGCGCCACGGATTGCCCGTGCCGTGGCGGACGGTTTGGACGCGGCCGGCGGCTCGGTCGACCAGCTGCGCACGCTGGTCAACGAGGGCGCGGTCTCCAGCCGCGACTTCTTCGACGCCTTCCTGTCGCAGTTGCCGCAGCTCCAAGAAGAATTCGAGCGCACCGAGGCCACCGTCGGCCAGGCGCTCACCGTGCTCAACAACGCGGTCGGGGCGTGGATTGCCGGTGCCGACGAGGCGACCAGCGCCACCAGCACGCTGGCCCAGGGCATTATCGCCCTGGCCGACAACTTCGAGACCGTGGCGGACGGCGCCGTGGCCTTGGGCACGGCGGTGGCCGCCATCGGGCTGGGCCGGGTTTCCTCGTCCGCCGCTGCTGCCGCGCGTAACCTGGCGGTTTACGATATTGCGAGCCGGCGGGTGTCCGCGTCCATGACGGCGGCGGCGGTGGCGGCGCGCGGCCTGAACGCGGCGCTGGCGCTGGCCGGCGGCCCGGCCGGTCTGGCCCTCCTCGCCGCCGGGGCGATGGCCTCGCTGAGTCAGCGGACGAACGAGGCCGAGGCGGCGACGCAGGCCGAGATCGCGGCATCGCGCCAGTTGCAGCAGGAGCTGGCCAGCGGACAGAAGATGAGCCGGGAGACGGCGCAGCAGAAGCTCGACGAAGCAGAGACGCGCCGCGCCAATGCCCTGCAGACGATCGCGGAGATCGAGGCCCAGGTCGCGCTGAACCGGTCGGTGGTCGAGGGTATGCCGCGCCCTGGCCCGACCGAGGACGCCACCAGCGACCGGCTGGCCCAGTTGCGCGAGCAGGCGCGACTAGCGGCCGATAGCGTCGCGGCTCTGCGCAAGCGGCTCGAAGAAAGCGGCGACAGCCCCGACGACCTGGGCGCCGCCGCCGAAGCCAGCAGCGGCAAGGTCGGCGAACTGGCGCAGTCGGTTGCCAATCTGCGCGAGCAACTGGCGGCCTTCGGCGACGGCGGGGAGGCCGGGCTGGAGCGCCTGGAGGCGACTCGGGCCTTTCAGGAAGCCCAGGCGATCCTGGCCGACCTTTCGGACGAGGACCTGCCGGCGGTGCGGGCGGCGCTGGACGCCGCCGGGATCAGCGGCGACACCCTGGCCGACCGCCTCGCGCGGCTGATCCTGCGGGAGAACGAGCACAGCGAGGCGCTCAAGGCCAAGGTCAAGGCCCTGCGCGACGAGCAGCGCGCCCAGAAGGACGCCACCGAGGCCCGCCAGGAACTCCAGCAGTCGCTGGAGCGGGAACTCGCCACCGCGCGCGAGCGCCTGCGCATCGCCGCTCTGGACGAACGCAGCCGGCGCATCGAGGAACGCCTCCTGGAGGTCACCAACCGCGCCCGCGAGCGCGGCATCGAGTTGACCGACGCGGAGATCGCGGCCAAGCGTCGTCTGATCGCCGAGACGGTTGATTTGGAAACCCAGGCCGAGCGGACGCGGGAGGCGATCGAGCGCCAGGCCGAGACCGGACAGGAGACGGCGGACGTCCTGCGCGGGGTTTACGAGGAGGTCGGCCGGTCCATCCAGCGGACGGTGAGCGACGTCATCGTGGACGGCCTGGAAGGCGACCTCGATTCGGTCGCCGACATCATGGACCGCTTCAAGGCCATCGTGTTCCGGGCGTTTGCCGACATTGCAGCGGCGGGGATCAGCCAGAACTTCCTGCTGCCGGCCGTGGGCCAGGTCCTGGGGGCGGCCGGCGCCAGCTTGGGCGGGATTGGCGGCGCCCAAGGCGGCCTCGACCCCACCGGCGGCGCTTTGGGCGATGCGCTGGGCCTGGGCCGGTCGCTGGGCGCGGACCTGGTGCCGGGTGGTTTTGGTGGGATTAACAGCGCGATCAACGGCTTTGGCGCAAACCTCGGCTTTGCCAGCGGCGCCGGCGGCGGAACGCTGGGCGCGAGCGCGGGTGCGCCAGGCTTTATCGGCCCGAACACGAGCGGGCTATTCGGGTCCACCACGCTCAGTGGCTTCCTGGGCGGCGCCGGTGCGGGCTTTGGCGCGGGCAGCTTCGCCAACAGCCTCGTCGGCGGCGAGGGCGGCCAGGTCGGGTCAGGGATCGGGGCCGCCGGCGGCGCGGCCATTGGGTCGGTGGTGCCGGGCATCGGCACGTTGGCGGGCGGTCTGATCGGCGGCGGCCTGGGCGGGCTGATCTCGGGACTATTCGGCAGTGGCGGCAAGGATTTCAACCTGGAGACCGCGCCGACAATCGACGGCCTGACCGCGGGGGCCGGGCGGCGCGAGACGCCCTTTGGGTTTATCGCGGTGCAGGAAAGCGGCATCAGCGGCCGCGAATTCGAGCGTGGCCTGACCGGGCAGATCGCGCCGCTGGACCAGCGTGTTGCACAGCGGCTGTCCGCCTCGGAAATCGAGGCCGTGCGGGCGGCGTTCGCCGAAGGCAACGGCGTCAACGTCGATGTCGGCAAGGAAATCGACCAAAGCGAGATCGCCCAGGCCATCGGCGACCGCTTCGTCACGATCTTCGATGCGATCAATGCCGAGGTGCCCGATTTTCTGGCCAAGGCGGCGCGCACCGGCAAAGAGGGCAACGAAGAGGCGCTGGAAGACGCCCTCGACGAGGCGTTCGCCGTCTTGGATTTTCGGGCCGAATTCGACACGGCGCTGGCGTCGCTGCGGGACGGCGCGCTCGACGTCGAAGACGGTGCCCGGGCGCAGGGTGTCGAGGCCGTGCGCCAGGCGCGCGAACAACTCGAAGGCTTCCTGGAGACAACCGGCCGTGCGCTGCCGGAGCGCCTGGGCGAAGCGGAAGACGCGGCCCGTCAGGCGGCGCTGCGCTTCGCCGGCGTGGCGGAGGTGTCGGAGGCGACGAGTGCCATTGAGGAGTTCGTCGCCGGCGTGCGCGGGCGCTTCGGCGCGCTGCCGGGTCTCCTGCGCGACCTGGGCATCGAGGACGCGGAGGCCGTGGCCCGTGAAGGGCTTTCAAACACCGTTCAAGGCTTCATCGAAAACACCGATCTCACCGTCGGCCAGCTCGACCAGCTCAAGGCGTCCTTTGCCGAGCTGCCCGACGTGGTCGCCGCCGCCGACGCCGGCATTCGGGATATCCAGGCCACCTTCCTGGACGAGCTGCGCCTGAACGCGGCCGGTCTGGAGCGCGGCGCGACCGAGGTCTTGAGCCTGCGCGAGCGGCTGCGCACCCGGGCGCGGGACGAGGTGGGCCTGGACGGCGGGGCCCTGGCCGAGGCGGACCGGCTGATCGACCGGATCGCCGACGGCCGTTTGACCGAGGCCCTGGACGGCCTGGACCAACAGCAACTCCGGCTTCTGCGCACCTTCACGGACAGCACGTTCGCCGTCGAGCGGATCGACGCCGCCCTGGCCGATTTCGGCGAGACGGGCGAGTCGGTCGCCCGCACCCTTCAGGACATCGCCCAGGACCGGATCACCCGCGCCGAGGTGCTGGGCGCCGACGCAGCCGCGATCGACGCCCGCACGCGCCTACAGGCTGGCGGTGTGGATCTGAGCGCCGGCAACGTGGAAATGATCGCGGCCTCGCTCGACCGCCTGCTGGCCGCCGCCCGCGAGGGCGAGGCGGACATCGACGCGCTGAGCCAGGCGCTCGGCCTGCTGGAGAGCGCGCAGGCGGGCGGTGTACTGAGCCCCGAGCAAGCGGACGCGGTCCAGGGCGTCATCGTTGAGATCGACCGCATCGCCGACCGGGCGGTCGCTGAGTCGGCGCGCGAGCGCGAGCGCGCGATCGCAGGCGCCACCCAAAGCCGCATCCGCGAGATCGAGGACGCGACGCAGGCCGAGGTCCGGGCGCGCGAAGACGCGGTCGCGGCCTGGCGGCGCGCGACCGAGTCCCTGGACCGGGGCCTGACCCG